TATCTAGTTCGAGGTCTGAAAGTTCACCTAACCCTTTGACCTGCGGGAGTGCCGCGGCCACTTTGTCAAATTCAGCGTAACTTTTTTGTAGATTCTTTTGTGTTTGTGGATCTAAATTTTTAGTTGATGGATTGCCATTGCTAGTTTCCTTTAATTTCCTGTCTTTTTCTTTTTTGTCTACTTCCTTGAACGCTTCTTTAACATTTGGTAAATTTAAGATGTCTTCTAATTTTTTGGTCATTGTGTTATTACTTACGTTTACCGTTGTGAAACAACTGTTCTTCTGACAGCACTCTAAATTTTATTTTTCTTTGTTTAGCATATGCATTAGCGGCCTCCCATTTGGCCATGTTTATCAAAACCTGTTTCTTCTTTGCCGTACTTTTACCTGCGTCTCTCATATTAGTCTGACTCATAGGCTTAACTTCAACCATCTCCGCATGTTTGCGTCCCTGCTTGTCCTGATACACTATGAAAAAATCTGGAACATACACCGTGTACTTGCCTGTAAATGGATGTCTGTAAGGAATCTTTATAGATTCAGATGCCCACTGATATACATTCGGATGCTCGTCACACAACCTCATAAATGAATGTTCCCAACTTGATCTATAAGTTGGTGTCTTGGTTCCCACGTATTTCTCTTGATTCTTGGGAGAGAACTTACCCCTAGCAAATCTCGGAATCATTAGTCTATGATATTTCTAGATACCGTCTCTTTAGTAGTTAGGCTTTTCCTAACACCCAATCTGCTTGACTTATATCTATTGGCATTCAATATTATTGTTATGAATTCAGATAAAAGTGCTGGAGTGGCATATGTGAGTTGATCTAGTATCTGTTGTGGTTTAATGTTATCGATTTTTGCCTGTGATAATATAGCGTAAGCAGTCGACTCAGCCGCTACCCTTGAAAAATTACGTTTTACAAAAAATGCTATTGTACTATCATATTCTCCTACATTAAATTCGTAATCGGTCTGGTATGTAGTTGTGGTCAGTTTCTCAATTGTTTTCTGTAACTCGTCTTTTTGTTTGGGTGGCAAGTTTGTGTAAAATTCAGCCATTATATGGTTTCCTTCTCAACCACTATCTCAACGTCTTTCGAGTCTCTTGGTATTTTTATATATCCTTCTGTCACCAGCTTCCTGATGTCAGTGGTTGCCTTACTCGTATATACATTCTTTATACTGTCTGCCGCTCCTTCGTACTCTACGTTTGATTGTGCTATTGTTAGTCCTTTACGAGACCCTATGTCTCTGAAATATATAGCGGCCGCTATCTCGTCCCTAACGTTCTCATCATTCGCTACGAGGTTAAATGATTCGTCCTCTCCAAAAAAGTTTACGGTGTCTACTGTTGAATTTGTTACTACTGTGTTATTGGCTTGGTCGTTATTGTTAACAGTGCCCCTTGCAGATGCAATGGCGGCTGTTCCAACAAGTGCGGCGGCACCAACTGAAAATTGCGCCACTGGATTAGTTATTGTTCCTGCCTGCTTTCCAACTTCCAGTACACCTTCCTTGGCTATGCCTTTTAGTTCTTCTTTAACATCTGATTTTTTAATCTTTTTAGCGTTGTTATAAATGTTTGCCGCTCCCAGTATTGCTCCAAGTATGTTGGGGTTCTTAGATGTTAGATTTCCTAGGACAGATCCTATGCCGTCTACTATACCGCCCGGTCCAAATATGCTATTGGTTCCACCACCCAGTATAGTCAATGGACTGGGTGAATTGTCATAATTGATTGTAGCAAAACCTTTCACTGTGTCCTTGTTGATTATACCGGCCTTGTATATAACAGACTCATATAGTATCTGCATGGTGTTGTTCATGACACCAGCGCCGTCTGCTTGGTCTAGATTATCATGTGCAAAAGAACCTATGACAGGATTTACTAGGGTCATTGATGTGAATCTCTTTTTGTGTAGGACAAATATTTCTACACCTCTTAGGTACGGCTTTTTCCTTTTTTTAGGCGTGTCCATACCAAATTTGTTTGTTACCCGTGCTTCGATTGCATCGTAGTAATCATCTTTTGTTGGGGCGATTGCCACATCAGTGTTCATACCTACCGGGTCTGCTATTTGGTACTCGTAGTATTTCTTCCAAAATGCATTGACGGTGTCTGCGTGATCATCGTGGAAAGTTATGTTCACTGGTTCATATGCAATTCGTGTTGCGGCGTACATCTTCTTGTTGTACTGCACTTTCTCTTCGTAGCTCAAGTCATACTTGGGTAGGTCACATGCTTTAACCAACATGTTCAATTGAAGTTTTTCATGTGGCTCGAAGCCATTGACAAATAAGTTCTCGTCAGTGTTGAAAACAACATGGAACAGAAATTTCTGTTTTGGCATCAACTTGAAATTGTCGTCTATGTATAATCTCGATGCGTGTTGATAGTCTTTCATTCCTGGAAGACCGTCCTGGAAACCCTGTAAGTAGTCGTTTATTCTTGGCATACTGTTATTTATAGTCACAAAAAAAGCGCCTATAAAGACGCTTTTCCTGTTATAATTGCTAACTTAATCTTGTGTATTACTGTCCACCACCAGTACTTAAAGTACCGATTGTTCTAGCCACCGCTGTGCCTAGTCCTGTTCCTTGTGGTGTCTGTACAGCGTTGTCATATCTTACAGACAATGTGATAGTTGCTGGTTCTGATACATTATACGCCAATGTATTGTAATTGACATTTTCGATGTATGCTCCAAATAGCTCAAAAGTGTCTAACACGTTAGGTGCACTTGCTCCGTTACCACCGTCTAACATTTCAATTCTAGTTGTGAATTTGTAGTCAATACCTGATGCCGCACTTGATTGTTCAAAGAAGTCGAATTGTTTCTGTATCTGTTCACCGACTAATTTTGTTACAGAGTTATTGACGTCATCTCTTAGAGTGATTGTTATTGGATCCCAAGTGTGTTTACCTGCAACATATACTCTTGAGTTGTAAACATCTAGTGTAACTTGATCAAAAGTTAAGTTAGGTCTTGTTATATCTATCACTTGTTTTGTTAGTTCTGATCTTGGTGTTGATACTCCAAAATTTTCCAGGATAGCTCTAAAACGATACTGAAGTTTTGGCATCAATAGACCTTGTGATGCGGCGCTTTGATCGTTTGCTAAAGGTACTGTGAATTTTGATAATGTTGATATTGCCATGTTTCTCTCTCCTATTTATTCAAAATTATTGACCTAATTTTGCAATTTCTCCTGTGTTTTTAATTCTCAACGGTATGTAAATAAATTCAACTGATTTGATCGGTTCAATTGCTATATCTACGTACAGTTCGTTTCTGTCAATCCTTGTAGGTGTGTTGTTTGTTTCATCACAAACTACTAGGAAGTCAAACAATGCTCTCTGCCCTGTCAACTCCAACAAGAATGATTCTACTGCACCCTTGATTTCGTTTCTAGTCAATTCATCATTCGGTTCAAAGATAAATGGTTTCGCGATTGCATCTAGTTGTGTTCTTAGATAAACTGCCAATCTTGATACGTTTATTCTGTCTAGTGCTGAACTTGCCGATGTCTTCGTTAAGTTACCAAAGTTTACAATACCCGCTCCACTAAAGAATGTAATTGGGTTTATTTTAACTTCGTGCATTGAATCCCTCACTGACTCCGTAACAGATATTGTTTGGAATTCACCAGTCGATGCATCTATGTGACCAACTGCGGTTGCGTTATCAACAACTCCTCTTCTTGTTCCTGATGGTGCAAACCATGGGAAAGCAATACTGTCATTGTTTGCTAACACTCTCAACATCATGTGTGATGGTGGAACAACTATTGCTTTACCTGTGTTGTCTGTAGTTCGCCCAGATGGATAAAACACACCCAAGTATTCACTTGAACTTACTAATCCGTCTTCGCCGTTGTCAAGTGCACCAGCAGTGTTGTTTGCATAATTTGTTATTGCTGTTGCAGTGCCTTGTAATCTTAAAGGTGTGTCTCCAATAACAAACGCTGTGTTGTTTCTGTCTGTGTTCAAATTAACCATGTTTGCGATCAATTCTGGATAACCAGGTACAGCAATTACGTTGTAACCTCTTTGGTCTTCTCTGATTGCTTGGTTAGTGTCGATCTCTGATTTAAGTTGTTCTACAATCACTTTTCTCTGTGCTTTTCTGCCAAAAGATCCAGATCCGTCTGCGTTGTTGCTTGATCTAGTTACCCATCTGTCTGGGAAGTAAGTCGCAACAGACTCGTTACTTTGTCTGATGTTACCTAAACCTGCTGATCCGCTTCCTGGATATTTTGTAGTTGTGATGTAGTTGTTTTTGTATTCTTTAACATTGTAACCAGATCTTCTTGTGTTCCAAAGCAAAATACCTTGTGGGAAGTTTGCTGGATCTGGTGCATCAGGATCTAAGAAGTTATCGCTCAATAAATCTTTAATGCTACTAGAATCTCCCGCACCGCCTGTGTCTAATGAATCTGCCTTATCAGCCGTTGTGTGTAATCTAGCATCTGCAAATACGATACCATCTTCTGTTGTTTGGTCTGTTTTGTCAACCAGTTCCCAAGCCGCACCTGATGTTGTTACTGCAACTTGGTTCGCTGTGTTAGTAGAACTCAAAGTTGCCGCTGTGTTGTATTTGTAAAGTTTTGGATAGTTTTCTAAGTCACTAGTGTCAATCCATAAGTCGTTACTTACAAGTGCTGTACCATCTGACTGTTTAGTTGGTGCTGTTGCACTGTACTGTGGACCATTTGGATCTGTGTTGCTGTAAGCATTCAGATATCCAATAAAAGTTGTTCCATTGTGTGCCAAGATGTCTGCTTCATCAGTTGCAGTGTGGTACCATAAAGTACCGTCTGCCGGCTCATTAGTTGGTGAACTCAAAGAGGCAGTGTAACTTAATCTCTTCCAGTTCGATGCCAATAAACCTGTGTTTTTACTAGAGTCGATCGTTGCACCTGTTGGAATGTCATACAAGTTGTCAATCAGTGTTGTGTCAGTTGCATCAAATGATCCATAAGCGTGTGCTGTTGTTTGACTGAATCCTGCATCTGTTAGTGGTGTACCGAACTCACCATCAAACATTCTAATCTCGCCACCTAGTAAGTGTTCAATAACAATCTCACCTGTTGTCAATTTAGATGCTTTGATGTTAATCAATTTAGTTGTTGTTGTAGACGCCGCGTCTGGATCAACTTTAGCGTTGACAGCCGCTACAAAATCATCTGCGCCTGTGCCACCTAAAGTGATAGTAACCGGAGTACTCATCGCTTCTTGGTTCTTTCTGGATTCACTGATAGTGAATGTTTCTG